GCAGAATGGCACGAACAATGCCAAACTAAACGAGTTCAACAGCATCATTCAGCAAGCCGTTGTCGATATGGCTAACGGTAAGAGTGCTGTTGATGCGCTTAACCTTGCCTATAAGAACTATGGTGCCACACTCGACTCACTGAAGAAGAAACAGCAGCTCGCAGGAGAAAACTTTGTTGCTTCACTTGAGCTTCAGAGTAAGCGCGGAAAGGAGCTTATTGATGGTCAGACACAGCAGCAGATAAAGGCAATTCAGCAGCGAGAAGATCTGACGGAAGAGCAACGGCAGCGGGCCATAGCTGCTGCTCAGCGTGCTGGAGATCTTGATTTGAAGGAGTTTGAGGAAAGAGAGAACCAGAAGACACAGAAATCCGAAGCTGCCGGACAGAAGCGGATAGATGCTCAGGCGCGGCGAGACGAGAGCGAGGCTGCTCGCCAGAAGAAAGCTGCTGAAGATTTCCTGGCGCAAGTTGACCGCACATCTGGAGATGAGATTTCCCGCATTACAGCAACTGAGCAGCAGAAGCTGGAAAAGCTTGCAGCATTCCAGCAGCAGGGGTTAATTATCGGCCAGCAGTATGAGCAGGCGAAAACTGACATCATGCTGACGGCAGAGGATGCGCGGCAGGAAGAGCTTAAGAAGCGCCAGGAAGACCAGGCTAAAAAACAAGGCCAGCATGATCAGTATATTGCTGAGATTAATGCGCTTAATGCCAGTGAGCTGGAGCTGATAGACGTACAACAGAAGGCAAAAGAGGACAAAGCTAAAGAGTTCAGGGAGAGAAGCCTGATCAGCGAGGAGGAGTATCAGCAGTCTCTCGCAGAGATAGCAGAGAACTCAGATAAGAAGCGCATCGCGTCATATAGCGATATGCTTGGA